TTGATGAGTATTTTAGATTCAACTTTAAATCATGTAGCTATTTTTCTTGGAGATGAGGTATTACATCATTTAACCGATAGACTATCTTGTAGAGAACCATATTCTCCGTGGTTGTTAAAATGTACAGGAAAGAGGTATCGTTATGCTTCGTAAAATAAAATTATATGGAGAACTTGCAAAGTTTGTAGGACATAAAGAATTTGAAGTGAAAGCAGACACTTTACGTCATGCTGTTAGTTTCCTGATAAATAATTTTGAAGGTGTAGAAAAATATATGAGTCCAAAACATTATCAGGTAAAAGTTGGTAATTATGCAGTAGATGAATCAGAGTTAGCTCATCCTATTGGACAGGAAGATATACATTTTATTCCTGTTATTGCTGGTGCTGGTAGAGGTGTTGGAAAAATATTATTAGGAGCAGCATTAATAGG